TGCTCCACCATCCCCGGATGGTCATTTCGTCGTTGCTGGCTTCTTGTGCGCCGTGCAGGGTGAGGGGATGTTTTGCGGGCGTTCTGCACTCCTTGTCGCCGCAAGAGCAGATGCCGGACTTGATGGTGTGCAGGGGAAGGACGCGAAAGCCGCGCTCGGCGTACTTGAGGGCCGCATCCATCAATACCTTTGGATGGATCTCCACGACTGTATTTGTCTCGTCAGTCATGAAGAATTGCCATTCCGGGAACGCCTAAAAACTTTGATTGCCCGTTCTATCGTCTGCATTTCTTGCAAACCCCTTTTGCGATAGCCATAAAATACATTAATCATTTGCTCTAAAGAATTCACCAGTTCAGCACGAGTAGATAATTTATTTGCGATTGCAATAAATGGTGGCGGCAATATTCGCCTGACTTGCTGATAGCGTTTTGAATTACCTTTGCGTAGCTCACCTGTAACTTCAATCATGCCAGCGTCAAGCATTTGCCTGTAACGCGGTGTCAAGCTGTTGCTTTTTATTTCAGGTAAAGAGTCTCCAACCTCGTCAGCAATACATCCGTCAGACCCAAATTCAGCCATGACTTCGTAAACCCTCAAGCACAGCTTGAGAGCATCTATGGACGCTGCGGCTTCGTGACTGGTGTCTGGATCTGTATTTCGCGCCAAAGCCTGTCCATTTAACTCGTCGTTGCTCATTTCTTCCTCCGCTTGTACTTGGCCTCGTCCACCACAAGGGCGTTCTTTGTCATCACCTGGAGCCGGTAGGCCATCCCTCGCGCTACCAGTTTTCCCCATTGCTCGACCGCCTGCCGACTGATCCCCAACGCCTCGGCAAGCTGCCTACGCCCTCCGAAATGTTGCACCGCGTCATCCGTATACATTGTCATTCCTATGGTTGTCGATGATGCAATATACCTTGTATAAATATATTTTGCAATAATGCTTGCAAAGCAATTTTAATTGCTTTATGATCCATTCATCGAAGCAAACAACCGGAGCAACAAAATGAAATATCAATACAACGATGGAGGCCGCAAGGCCGCAGGCTACAAGGGCGTAACAGGCGACTGTGGCGCTCGCGCAATGACAATTGCTCTGGGCTTGGACTACGCGGAGGTCTACAAGGAACTGGCTCAAGCCAACGCCGACAACGGTCGCGCAAAGTCTGCCCGTAACGGGGTGATGAAGGATGTCTACACCGAAGTTCTAAAGCGTCACGGCTGGGTGTGGATGCAGGCTCCTAAGTTTCACGGTCGCAAAGCTCGTTGCAATGACCTCATAGGCGTGGTGATCGCTAAGCAGGCCCGTCATTTTGTAGCGGTAATTGACGGTGTAGCAAACGACATTTGGGACTGCACCCACAAAATGGTTTACGGGTATTGGGCAAAGGCATAAGACGGGGCTTAGGAATACGCAGCTAGAGCGAGTCTAGCGAATACTTGGAGATGAAAATGAGCACACAAAACGAAGCCCACGGAGACGAGGACCAGCGCCGCAAATTGACGGAAAGAGAGTTGGAGTTAGCGCTTGAGGAGATCATTGACACCATCCTCGACCACGGTGGCTACCCAGCACAAGGTCGCCGTCAATTCGATTTGTACGAATGGCTTATCGAAGAGCGCGATTCATCCTACGCCTGGGAAATGTACGTCTGCTCTCTGAGCGGCAATACCCGCGCACTAGAAATCCGCATTGAACGCGAACTAAAACTAGTTGAGGCATTGCTTGATAAACACCTGACGGGTTCCGACATGGTGCAAGACTTGGCAAATCAACGCGCCTCGGAAAACAAATGAGCATCAGCGAGATTTGCTCTTACGCTTGCGCCATCGGAGCGGTGGTTTGTTTCTTAATCTTGATCTGGGGAAATTAAATGGCAATCGACCTTAAAGCAATCCGCAAGAACTCCGACTTCATGCCGCCGCGCATCATGCTGTACGGCCCGCACGGTTTGGGCAAGACAACGTTCGGAGCCAGCGCCCCGGCCCCGATCTTCATCCTGACGGAAGACGGTCTCGGACAATTGGAAGTCGACCACTTCCCGCTTGCGACCAGTTTTGAGCAGGTGCAGGAAGCCCTTGCCGCGCTCCAAGGCAAGCACGAATTCCAGACGGTGGTGATCGACAGCCTCGACTGGTTGGATAACTTGATCTGGGAGCAGATCAATACAAAGTATGACGCGAAGGATCTGGCCTACGGCAAAGGCGCGGTCATTGCTGCCGATTACTGGCGCAAGGTGCTGGATGCGTTGAACGGGCTGCGGGCTAAAGGCATGGCGACCGTCATGCTGGCCCATTGCGAAATCAAGCGGTTCGACTCGCCAGAGGTTGAGCCTTATGAGCGTTATCAGCCCAAGCTGCAAGCAAGGTCATCGGCGCTGGTGCAGGAGTGGGCGGATTGCGTGTTCTTCGCCAACTACAAGACGGTGGTCAAGTCTAGCGAGGTCGGATTTAACCAGAAAGTTACACGCGGGATCACAACGGGTGAGCGGCTTATGTATACGTCCGAGCGCCCTGCGTACCTCGCAAAGAACCGTTATTCGTTGCCGGATGCCCTACCGTTAGATTTTCAGGCATTCATGACAGCGATATCGGCAGCAGCAGTAAAGCAATAAAACCAACCAATCCAAGGAAAAAGCAAAATGGCAAATCTTAAAACGCTCCAACTTCCCACCGACGTTGAGCCGATGCAGTCGTTTTCCCCGCTTGAGGCGGGACGGTACGAGGTCATAATTACCGACAGCGAACTGAAGGACACCAAGGCCGGGACAGGCCAGTACCTCCAGTTTACGTTTGAGGTGGTGGGCGAGAAGAACGCCGGACGCAAACTCTGGTCGCGGCTCAATCTGGCAAATCCGAACAAGACCGCCGAGGAGATCGCACACAGGGAACTGGCTGCGATCTGCCAAGCGACCAAAATAGAATACCCGCCGGAAGACAGCGAGAACCTCCACAACATCGTGCTGTTTGTAGATGTGGTGCAGGAGAAGAACCCGGTGAACGACAGCATGACCAACCGGATCAAAGGCTACGCCCCGGCGGAATTGTTTGAACCCGCCGCCAAAGCGCCGCCCAAAGCGGCTCCGGCTGCACCCGCCCGCCCGTGGGCGAAGAAGTAATTATGACCATGCTGCCAGAGCGTCAGAACTCGACCGTCACCGCGATCTTCAAGCACTACGAGAAGGTTGCGGAGGCGGGGCAGCGCCCGCACCTGGGCGCGTCCGAGATCGGGCAGGAGTGCGAACGGGCCTTGTGGCTGTCGTTCCGCTGGGCCAAGCAGCCCGACTTTGATGGGCGGATTCTGCGGTTGTTTGAGTCCGGGAACCTTGCAGAACCGCGTCTGATCGAAAATCTTAGGGCAATTGGGGTCGAGGTATCAGACCGGGACGAGGACGGCAACCAATGGCGGTTCAAGGCTATTGGTGGGCATTTTGGCGGAAGTATGGACGGCGCTGCTCTGGGGTTACCGGAAGCACCCAAGACCTGGCACGTTTTGGAATTCAAGACCGCAAACGCCAAGAGTTTTGCGGCAATGCAAAAAAAAGGGGTAAAGGAGTCCAAGAACCAGCATTGGGTTCAGATGCAATTGTATATGGGCTGGGCCAGTCTTGACCGGGCGATGTATATGGTGGTGAACAAGGACACCGACGATATTTATGCCGAGCGGATTGAAGCTGATCCGGCGGCGTTCAAGGCGGCGTTGGCAAAAGCCGAGCGGATTATTAGTGCACCGGAACCGGCGATTCCGCTCGGAGAGACTGCGGCGGCGTTTGTGTGCAAGTTTTGCAGGTTCAAGGGGCAATGCCACGAAACGGAAGCCCCGCAGGTTAACTGCCGTACCTGCGCCCACGCAACCCCAGAACTGGGCGACGATGCCCGGTGGAGTTGTGCGGAGCACAAAAAGGATCTGACGGTAGACGAGCAACGGGCCGGATGCCGTGACCACCGGCACATCCCTGTCCTACTGGGCCGGTTTGCCGAACTGGTGGACGCGAACGAGAATAACCTGCTGACGTACAAAAACAAGCTGACCGGGACCGAGTTTCAGCAGCCGGTTTACGGGAGCCAGGAGATCACCGACTGCCAAGATAAACGGATGCTGGGCGACGAGTTTACGACTGCAATGAAGATTGAGATGGACGCAACGATTGTTCCGAATTCAGCGTTTGAGGGAATGACAGACGATATCCCGTGGACGAATGGCGAAATGATTATCACAGGGAGCAAACAATGGAAAAAGTAATCAAGCCTTGTCCGTTCTGCGATTACGATGATCCTGAGGTTGACGAAAT